ATTTTCTAAAAGCAAAAATCAAGATGGTCATCAGCGTTTTGATAGGGTGGCGTAATGGATGACCAAGAAAGAGGTGACGCTCCTTCTGCGTCCAAGATTTCTGCGATAATAAAATGTCGTGGTTATCATCAGGCTAATCTGAAATTCCCATACTATGGTGAGAAGAGTGCCGCAGATGAAGGTACGATTCGCCATCAACATGAGGAGGATCAAACGCCTTTAGATGATATCCTTGATGACGAACAAAGGCTTTGTGCCTTGAGGTGTCGTCAGGCATTAGAGTGGTGCAGGGATGATCTAGGTCTACTAGAGAATAATACCACTATAGAGCGTGAGGTGCGGTTGTGGTGGGATGGGAAATGGTCAGGGCAACTTGACTACTTGGAGACATGGTCAAAGTTAGTAGATGGAAGTTTGCAAGAATTTGCATTTCTAGCTGACTACAAAACCTTAAGAGGTGATCATGATCCTGCTCATATTAATCAGCAGTTGTTAGCTCAAGCTGTATTGGTTCAGAAAAACTACCCTAAGGTTTCAGAAGTTTTTGTGGCATTAATCGAGCCTTTCAAGGAGCCGATGTACACCACTGCTAGCTACTCTTCCGATCATCTTAGGGGTAAAGGTGAGTGGATTTCAGACATAGTGGACGAAGCAATGAGTGAGAATGCTCCTCGGACAGCGGGGCCGTCGCAGTGCAAGTGGTGCTCGGCGGTCCCGTTTTGCCCAGAAGCAAGAAATTTAATGAAAGTAATAATGGAGGGAAAATATGGAAAATTGGTTGAAGGATGAGGATTTAGCAGAAGCAATGTCAATGGCGGTATTTGCGGAGACATTTGCTAAATCGGTAAAGTCGGCAGTAAAAGCTCGTTTAGAGGAAAATCCGGAATGCGTTCCAGGATATAAATTAAAGGGTGGCGGTAATGTAACAAGTTACGATGCCAAGAAAGTTGCTAATATTATAATCGATTCAAATGTGATTGGTTGGGATCAATTACTAGAAGTCATGAAGTTCTCAATGACGCCATTTATAACGATATGGGCAAGCCACACAGGTATGTCTAAGGCGGAGGCTAAAAAAGATCTTCAGCAAAGATTTAAAGATATTGCTAGGACAAAGCCTAAGGCACCATCCATTATAAAAGCTCATGCCCCAAAAAAGTAATGGAAGTGGGAGAGAAGATAACGCTTTGCGTGAAGAAGAGAACCCCTTCCTTGAACACTTTTTTGAGGTGGAGTCCTTGGGAGCGATTGAAAGAAAAAAGGGAGATGACAATAGAGGTGGGAAACGCCATCGAATCCGCATTATCTCTTGCCGAGTCAGAATCTGTGACCCCGACAATCTCGTTGGGGGGCAAAAGCATCTCATCGATGCGCTCAGGCTTGCAGGGATTATACCTGAAGATGACCCAGACTCGATCATCCTCCAAGTCTCCCAAAAGAAGGTCAAAAGCTACAAGGACGAAAAAACGTGGGTGGAGGTAAGTAGATGAGCGATAGAATATCATTTAGACTATCTCCTGAGGCTTTGATGAATCTCCAATCTTTTTGCTCAGCAACAGGTAAAAAACCTAGTGAAATTGCTCGAGCAGGATTGGAGATTTACATGGCTCAATGTGGGTGGAGAATACAATCAAATGTCGGACAGGTGTCGGACAGGTGTCGGACAAATGGTAAAACCAAAAAAGTGCCAAATGTCGGACAGGTGTCGGACAATCCTCGCGTACGTACGTGTGATACTAATTTAGATTTATCTAAAGATAAATCGTCGAGTCCGACAAATGAGAAGAAAAAACAAGTTCAGTTGTGGTTCAAAAAGTTTTGGGTGAATTGCGATAACAAAATGTTTCCCAAAAGAGTTATCAAAACCATTTCTGAGAATTGGGATGAATTAAGGGAATTAGCCCCCGATCGATTAGCGGATCAGTACAACAAATATTGCAACGACGAGGCAATGAAGGTTCGGGAGTACAAACATCCGAATAGTTGGCTGAATGACGGAGGCTATGAAAACGAGATAAGTGAAAATAATGGAGGAGAGATTGCATATGACATTGAATAATTACAGCGACTATGATGCGGAGCGTGGATTTCTATCTACCTGCCGACATGAGGACGATGAGCCATCTTATGATATTTGGGCATACGGAATAGAAAATGGAATTAGTGAAAATCATTTTACCGATTTAGCGAACACCGAATATTTTATTGCGGCTAGGCAAGCCGAGCGAGAGGATGACTTTGGCATGATTGGTGCCATGCAGAGGCTTCCCAAGGGTTGGCATGAAGATAACCCCGGATTCACCTCAAAAGTATTGATGTGTTGCGATACAACCACAAGGGGACGGGAATGGGTGGATAGGCTTGTTAAAGCATACAAATTTAGGGAGCTACAAAACTTATGCCTGAAGATTCAGGACGATGTCGAGCAGGCAGGGAAACTTGATGACCCTACTCGGATCGCAGTGAAGGCAGAGGAGGCTCTTAATCTTTTAATCGAACCAAACTCCAAAACTTTAGTGTCAGCAAAAGAATTAGCTGAAGCTACAAACCAAGCGATCAAACTGGAACGAGAGTTGGGCGGTGCTACGATTACAACCAATATTCCGTTTCTTAACTCCATACTTGATGGGGGGTTTAGGGCGGGACAAATGGTTGTGGTCGCAGCCCGTCCTTCTGTTGGTAAGACGACCTTTTCAATGAATGTTGCTCATCACTCAGGATATAAGGGCAAAAACATTTTGTTCTTTAGCTTAGAGATGTCCAAGGATCAGTTGGGTAAAAAGTTGGCGGCAATCGACCAAGGGGTGAATCTATCAAAGTTTGCGGATCGTAGGGACAATGATGAGGATAGAAGGCTTTTGCAAAAAGGCTTAGAGAATATATCCGAGCTTCCTATTTGGGTTGATGATAATCCCGCTCAGACCATTTCTCAAATCCGTGCCCAAGCAAAAACGATGAATCGTAAGCATGGAATCGATGCCATATTCATCGACTACTTAGGACTTATGGAGCCAGAGGATAAGAGGGATGTTAGGGAGCAACAGGTGGCTCAAATCTCAAAAGCGTGTAAAAGATTAGCTAAAGAGTTGGACTTGGTTGTATTCCTGATCTGCCAGTTAAATCGAGATTCAGCTAAAGCAGGAGGCCCCCCTGCCCTTCACAACCTTAGGGAGTCGGGTCAGATCGAGCAGGATGCTGATATTGTAGTTATGCTACATCGAGAGATGAAAGCAGGTGGGGACACTGAGACCACCGATATAATCGTAAACAAGAACCGATTTGGTCCCATTGGACACACGAAAGATCGTGTAACATTCGATAGGTTCACCCAAAGGTTTAGGCAGAAAGAATCCGAGCCTAGGCTTCATGCGAAACCGAAAATAGCAAGACAACCAATTCAAGGGGATTTTGCGGAATCCATAGATCGACTTTCATGAAGCAGGTAGAAATAAATCTAAATAAAGACGAGGTTCTTCAGTTAAAACGAGGAGAAAAGATACGGGTTCAATACGGGAATGCGATCATAACCATCCATGGACCAAAGAAGGAGAAATGAGAGACTTCATCAAAGACTTAAGAGATTCAAATCATAGTGTTTCTGTTATGGCTGAGTACCTGAGGAGCCTAAAGTACCAAGTGACACTTCTACCCACCAAGGAGAGACCAAGTTTTGAAAAGAGAATGGATTACCTAGATGACTGCGACCTCTACCTAAATATGCCAATTGAGGTAAAGCAGACCAAGCTGGTTGACTTCCCCAATGGAGCCGATGATTGGCCCAAGTCGTGGGGAGGGGTAAATGTCATGGCTGTACATGCTTGGGAGTATAAAGACCCTAAGCCTTTGTTTATAGCGGTACTTGATAAGTCATGTAAGAACGCTGCGATAATCCATAAAGATACTGAAAAGTATTGGATAAAGAAAACTCAGACAGATCGAAGAGATGGCAGAAGCCAATATGTTTTTAAGTGCCCAATTGATAAATGCAGTTGGGTCAAGTTAACAAAGTAAATAATAATAAAATGCTAGGAGAGATATACACAAACATCATAGGAACGTCGGTTGCAGAACCAGAAATGAAACAAGCGGGGCAAAGAAACCTCCTTGTTCTTCGGTTGGCTGTAAATGAGAAAATAGGGGACGGAGAAAGGACATCCTACATCACGGTAAATTCCTGGAGAGACAAGCTCAATGACAAGCTCATGCAGTTGTCCCTGAAAGGTAAAAACCTAAAGATTCGTGGCCCTCTTCACATCGAGGAATGGGAGAAAGATGGACATAAGTTCCAGAAGCCCGTGGTTACGATGGATAACTTAACCTTCTTAGACAAGAAAGATGCTTAGGCGTGTCTTTCGATTTGTCTATTTTCTACCCAGACGGGTGCGTCCTTTGTGGCGCACTCTTCTGGTGTGGGGTCGTATTTTTAGGATATTCTTTCGTGGCGGGATGGAAGCAGTAAGGAGGAAGAAATGGTTAAGATAATAGGATTAGCGGGACCCAAGGGTGTGGGTAAGTCCACTTATGCCAATCAGCTTGTTTTTGATATGGTCGCTCAAGCTCATTGCACGGCACCTGATTTGGCAAAAATTAGAATCATGAGCTTTGCCTCGCCATTAAAAGAAATGCTTGGATGCATTGTTCATGAAGATTACATCAAGGAAGATAAGGAAAGAATAATTCCACATCTTGGAGTGTCAGCTAGATACTGCTTGCAGACCTTGGGTACCGAGTGGGGAAGAAATACCATAAATTCTGACATCTGGATAAACATAACAAAGCATCGAATCGAGGAATCTGATGCCAAAATATTTATAATTGATGATGTACGCTTTGATAATGAAGCAAAGATGATCCTTGATATGGGTGGAGAAGTATGGAAGTTATCCAGGGGGAATATAGGTGGTGGTGACGATCACATTTCAGAAGCAGGAATAAGTGATGATTTAATTACGAAGCATGTAAGTCTTGACTCAAGTGAATAAGTTACATACAAATTCGTGTAACAGATGGGTACGGTATTTTTTTTCATATGTTTAACTGCTTTTTGCACCTGGTTATATGTGGGATCTACAGACAATAATACGCATGAATGATGAAGC